ATAATGAACAAGTGCACTGAAGCGGAATATAGGTTTGGTACAACAGGTACATTAGATGGTGCACAAACACATGAACTTGTTTTACAAGGATTGTTTGGTAAGATACACAGGGTAACGAGCACTAGACAATTGCAAGATGATGATACACTTGCTAAATTAGAAATACGCAGGATAGTGTTACTGCATAAAGAAGAAATAAGAAAAACATTCGGTAAACAAACATACCAAGATGAATTACAATATGTAGTATCACATAAATCAAGGAATGCATTCATACGTAACCTCACTCTCGATTTAGAAGGTAACACATTAGTATTATACAATTATGTTGATAAACATGGGAAACCTCTGCATACATTAATAAAAGAAAAAGCAGAAGAAGGGCGCAAGATATTTTTTGTGTCAGGTAATACTGCAGCTACAGACAGAGAAGCTATAAGAGCTATAGTTGAAAAACAAAAGAATTCTGTTATAGTAGCATCACTCGGCACCTTTAGCACAGGTATAAATATTAGGAATCTTCATAATATTGTATTTGCATCTCCATCGAAATCACAGATAAGAGTTTTGCAAAGTATTGGAAGAGGATTGAGAAAAACCGATGACGGTAGGTCTACTACACTATATGATATAGTGGATGACATAAGTTGGAAGTCACGTAAAAATTATGGAATATTGCACGCAGATGAAAGACTTAGGATTTACGGTAGAGAAAAATTTACACATAAAACATACAGAGTAGAACTATGAGTAAGAATGTAAAGCAATTTAAATTAACTAATAATGATGAAATAGTCTGTGAAGTCGCAGCATGGCATGATGAAGAAACTGATGAAATAGTAATAAAGAAAGCACTTAAAATAGTAAGTGTAGAAGATTACACTCGTGGTATAAGATTCTTTGCTTTAAGACCTTGGATAGCTTTTCAAGATAATCCAGAAGAATTACAGTCATTGAATTCTACTCACATCATTGTAACATCTTCACCCACTAAATCTATGTTAAAATATTATAATACATGCCTAACGGCAATAAAACAAGATCTTAAAAAACCAGGTGTACCTCGCAAGGGTGTATGGGCAAATTTAGATGAAGTAAATCATGAGACTCGTGACTTATCTGATGAAGAGCTTGATGATTACCTTACTAGTAAATATGGTAGCATGATAGAAGATGATCACTTAGATTCAGCTGACAATAACATAATTAAATTTAAGCCGAAAGACACCATGCACTAGGGTATATCCCCTCTTCCTCAGATATACTATCTTATTATACCATATTTTTCAGCAAATGTACAACGTTATTTTACAATAATAACAGTTATTTTTGCTTCTTAAAAGAAAAAAAAGTATTGTACATTTACGTAAAACTAGTGTATAATAGTACTATAAAATAAAGGATTAACTATGGCACGCAGAAAAAGCATACACTATGTCAATAACGCGCAGTTTTCACAAGCAGTAGTTGACTATGTCGGACATTTAGAAGAATGTAGAAGAGATGAAACAACTTTACCAAAAGTTCCTGACTACATAGCACAATGTTTCTTAAGGATAGCCGAAGGGTTATCGCATAAAGCAAACTTCATAAGATATACTTATAGAGAAGAAATGGTTATGGATGCAGTTGAAAATTGTTTAAAAGCTGTATCAAACTATAACCTTGAAGCTGCAACAAGAACTGGTAAACCAAATGCATTTGCTTACTTTACACAGATAACTTGGTTTGCTTTCTTAAGAAGAATAACAAAAGAAAAGAAACAACAAGAAATTAAAATGAAATACTTAACTAAATCTGGTGTTGAGAGTTTTATTGACACAGGTTCTGAAAGAGTTGCTGTTGATGTTGCATCACACTTTGTTGATACATTACGTGATAGAATACAAAGAGTAAGAAACACAGACACTGAAGTTAAAGAATTAGTTAAGAAGGAAAAGAAGAAAAGAAAGAGCAAAATTGCTGATTCAGATTTAAGTGAGTTTATGACATGAAGATAGCGGTACTTAATGATACACATACCGGCATACGAAACTCATCAGAAATATTTTTAAATAACGCAGAAGATTTTTATAATAACATATTCTTTCCAGAATGTGATAAACAAGGTATAACACAAATACTACATCTTGGTGATTATTACGATCACCGTAAGTTTGTTAACTTTAAAGCTCTCAATCATAATCGTAGAATATTTTTAGATCAATTGCGTAAACGCGGTATGTCTATGGATATTATTCCTGGAAATCATGATACGTTCTATAAGAATACAAACGAACTTAATTCTTTAAAAGAATGTTTAGGCCATTATATGAATGAAGTCCATATTGTTATGGAACCTACTGTAATGGAATATGATTCATTAAAGATAGGATTAGTCCCGTGGATATGTCAAGAAAATTATACACAATGCATGAACTTTATAAAAGATTGTAAAGCAGATTGGTTAGGTGCTCATCTTGAATTAAATGGTTTTGAAATGATGAGAGGATTAAAGAACACTCATGGTATGGACCCTAAATTATTTTCAAGATTTGAAATGGTATTAAGTGGTCACTATCATTGTGCATCACAAAAAGACAATATCTGGTATCTCGGTTCACAAATGGAATTCTTTTGGTCTGATGCTCATGATCCTAAGTACTTTCATATAATAGATACTGAAACAAGAAAAATAGAGAAGATAAGAAATAATCACACTTTATTTGAAAAAGTCCTTTACAATGATGAAGAAATAGATTATAATAATTATAATAAAGATTTTACAAATAAATTTGTAAAAGTTATTGTTATGAATAAAACCGATCCTTTTACGTTTGATAGGTTTATTGATAATATTCAAAACCAAAAGGTTTATGAATTAAAGATAGCAGAAAACTTTAATGAATTTATTGGTGCTAATGTAGATGATGAAAGCATGAATTTTGAAGACACTACCGAGATAGTTGATACTTATATAGACGCTGTAGACACCGACTTAGATAAGAATAAAATAAAAGCTGAAATGAGACAATTGATGACTGAGGCCCAGGCTCTAGAAATAGCATGATAGTATTTAAGACCCTTCGATATAAAAACTTTCTATCTTCAGGTAATACGTTTACTGATGTAGATTTTACTAAAGCCAAGTCTACTTTAGTGGTAGGTCACAATGGCGCAGGTAAATCCACAATGTTAGATGCATTGTCATTTGGTTTGTTTGGTAAACCACATAGGAAAATAAGTAAAGCACAACTCGTTAATTCAATCAATCAGAAGCAAGCATTGGTTGAAGTTGAATTTACTATTGGCCAATCTCATTTTAAATTAGTTAGAGGAATTAAACCTAACATATTTGAAATATGGAAAGACAACGAGATGATTAACCAATCATCACACGCTACTGAATATCAGAAGATCTTAGAACAAAACATTCTAAAACTTAATCACAAGAGTTTTCATCAAGTCGTTGTTTTAGGTTCCTCCTCTTTCATACCTTTTATGCAATTAAATGCGGGTCACCGTAGAGATGTTATTGAAGATCTTCTGGACATTAATATTTTTTCTAAGATGAATGTTATACTTAAAGAAAAAAATAGTATTTTAAGAGATAAAGCATCAACTATAGTTAATAACATTGAATTGTGTAAAACTAAAATAGAACAACACTCAAAATACATTCGTGATATTGCTGCGTTAACTACAGAAAATAAGAAGAAATACGAAAAACAAATTCAAAATGCAGATTTAAAAATAAAAAAGTTGCAAGAAAATAATAACATACTAACCAATGAGCTTGATGCTTTTGGTGATATAGATTTAACATCTTTACAAAATAAAAAGAATGATGTTATAACATATAGAGCTGAACAAAAACAAGAATTACGAATAGTTGCAAAACGAGGTTTGTTTCTGCAAAGCAATGATGATTGTCCTACATGCGAACAACCTATACAAAATAAAGATAAATTAGTATTTGATACTAAAAACCAAGCTTATCAGATTGAGTCAACTCTTAAATTGATTGAAAGTAGTTATTCTGAAGTCGAAGCAGAAATGCAAAAATTGCAAGAAACTATTGCAATAGTAAATGGAAAAACTAGTACTATTAATTCTAATAACAGAGAAATACAATCTTTAAATCAAAGCAATAACGATTTAAGATCATATCTAAATGAAGAAGTTAGTACAGACTTAAATGTTGCTAGAAAAGAACTAGAAGATATTACTAATGATAAAGAAGATTTAATAGAAGAGAAACTTAAAGTAACTGAACAAATTAATTACAATGGTGTTATAGCAGAAATGCTTAGAGATACTGGAATAAAAACAAAAATAATAAAACAGTATTTACCTGCAATTAATAAACTTGTTAATCAACATCTACAAGTACTTGATTTCTTTGTATCATTTGATTTAGATGAAAGCTTTCAAGAAACTATAAGATCAAGATTTAGAGATGACTTTACTTATGAATCTTTCAGTGAAGGTGAAAAACAAAGAATCGACTTATCGTTGTTATTTACATGGCGTCAAATAGCAAAGATGAAAAACTCGGTTTCAACTAACTTATTGATATTAGATGAAACCTTTGACTCATCGTTAGATCATGATGGTGTTGAAAATCTATTGAAAATATTAAACACACTTGGTGAAGATACTAATACGTTTATTATATCACATAAAGGAGATATACTAGATGGTAAGTTTGATGCTAAGATTGAATTTGTAAAAGAAAGAAATTTCTCTAAAATGAAAGTTTAAATGCATTTAACGGTGTACATTTATCAAAAACTGTGGTATAATAGAACTATAAAATCAAAAGGAGTATATAATGCAATTAAGTGATTCCACCTTGGACATCCTTAGAAACTTCTCGTCTATCAATCAAAACATTTTGATTACAGCCGGAAGTCCTATTAAAACTATCAGCGAAGCTCGTAATGTCGTGGCTAAGGCTGAAATACCAGAAACCTTTGACAAAGACTTTGGCATCTATGATTTAAATGAATTCATTGGTGTAACTGGTTTAGTCAATAATCCTAACCT